AAGAAGAGCTTAAGTTAGGCAGATATAACAAGGTAAACATAGATCATTTAAAAGAACAAGTAAATGTGTTACAAAAACAAATAGATAAATTAAGAAATGGTGAACACTAATGGAAATGGTAATAGCTTTGTTAATGTACCTTGGCGATCCGCCAGTTTTGAAAGAGCATTTATTGATGCCTAATATATCAGAGTGTTTAGCAAAAAAACGTGTTGCTTTAAGAAACTCAAATGCAGATTATGCGTGTATGAAAGTAAATGCTGTGGTAAAAGATGGCAAGATAATTAGTATATCAAAGAGTGATTAATGAGAAGAAGAGATAAGCAACCACCAAGAACTAAAAAGTATTACAGATCAACTAAGTCTGGTGCAGGTATGACCAAAGCTGGTGTTGCAAGATACCGAAGAGAAAACCCTGGATCAAAACTTAAAACTGCTGTAACTAAAAAAACAGGACTAACTGCAAGAGAGAAAGCTAGACGTAAATCTTTTTGTGCGAGATCAGCAGGTCAGATGAAAAGATTTCCTAAAGCTGCTAAGAATCCTAACTCAAGACTAAGACAAGCAAGAAGAAGATGGAGATGTTAGTTGCGAAGAAGAACTTGGAATAAAAAAGAAAGAATATTTGTCTGCGGTTATTGTAATATGTGTAGAAAAGAGTTGTTGAACAATGAGGGTGGATGGATTATAAATGGAGAGAAGAAGCATTTTTGCCATGATGGTAGAGATGGTTCTTGTTTTGATAAATACTGTCATATAAAAAAGGAGGCACAATGCCAGGACACTATGGAAAAAAGATGAAAAAGCCTATGAAGAAAAAGGCAAAGAAAATGAAGAAAGCTAAAAAAGCAAAAGGGAGAATGTACTAATGCCAGGTAAAGGTAAAAAAAAGTACAGCAAGAAACAAATGAAGATAGCTCGTGTTGCTGAACCTAGAGATAGGATCACAGGAGCTGACTTTGCAAAGTTAAGAAAAGGTAAAAAGAAAAGAAGAGTATGACAACTAAATCAGTAAAAGCACCTAAAGGTTTTCATTGGATGAAAAAAGGTAGTTCATATAAACTGATGAAAGGTACATACAAACCTCACAAAGGAGCTGTAAAGATGGCAAAGTTTACAGTACAAAAAAAACATGGCTAAGTTATGTGCTAAAGGTAAAGCTGCTGCTAAACGAAAGTTTAAAGTATATCCATCAGCGTATGCAAATATGTACGCTGCTGGTGTATGTAGTGGTAGAATAAAACCTAAAGGTACAAAAAGAAAAAGAAAGTAATGTCTAAAGGTTTAAGATCTTGGGTAAGAGCTAACTGGGTTGACATTGCTAATCCAAAGAAAGGTGGTGGCTTTCCCAAGTGTGGTAGGAGTAAAGGAGAGAAAAGACGTAACTATCCTAAATGTGTTCCTGCTGCAAAAGCTAGAGCCATGACACCTGCACAAAGACGTGCTGCTGTATCAAGAAAGAAAACTGCTGAGAGACGACCAAGAAAAGGTAAAAGACCTAACTATGCTAGAACTTAGTTAGTTCGTCAAACTCTTGCCATATTGTTTGATCTAAACCCCAATACCTTTTACCATTAAACTTCATCTGTATTGAATACAGAACTGTTGTATGATCTTGATTAAATATTTTACCAATATCAGTTAAGCTCATTTTATATTTTTCATTTAATATATTGTGAATAATATTTCTAGCTCTAACAATATCTTTTGTTCTTCTCTTGGCAAATAAATCTTTTTTATTAATTTCATATTTTATACAAACTTTATTTAGAACTGAATCAATTACATTTTGATTTGGTTTTCTAAATTGATAACCAACTATTTCATTTGATGGTTTGGTTTTAAATCTTTGTTTTGCAACTTGCTCAATGACATCTGATCTTGTTCTAAGTGCTAATGAATATCCTTCATAGAATCCACCCTTATATAAATTAACTTCATGGTCTGTAAGTAAATAATATGCTTTTTTGTATTGCTTTAAAAAATTGTTACTACCTTTTTCTGCTAAATGTTTTTCGTATACCTCTTTTATTAAAGACATAAATCCCCTATAGTTTTTTTTGTTTTTTTTCAATCATCACGTTAATACTTATCGCATCAACATTTCTTTAGCTCTTTCAACTTTCCAAATTAATCTAAAGCTATCTCTTTTTAACTTGTTAGCTTTAGCCATTGCTGCAAGATACGCTTCATGTTTTTTACTTTGGAGATCCTGCAACTTTTGGAAATTCTGCTTTAGCTTTTCCATCTTTCTCCTTTTTCACTTTGGTGAAGTCTATCTTTACTGTTGTAACTTCACATTCTACATACTCTCCTTGTGCGTTAGGATCAGCAGCTTTCTTTACATCATCAAATCTTTCAACCAGTTGGAAACTAGCCTCGCCAGATTTAATTCTTATATACTTATCGGTTTTTATCATTTTTGTCTATATCTTTTTTGTGTAGGTCAAAGGTCATATCATTATAGATGGATAGGTCGTGATAGTTATCTGCCTTATAACCCTTGGTACTTCTGAATAATTTAAGTGTCATCATAAGCTGACCTACTTGGTATGGCTTTAATTTTTTTTTCAAATTGGGTGCTAATATTAAGGTAAAAAGCTCTGCAAGTATAGTAAAATTGTATTGATAATCGCCATATTCTTTTTGCCTATCAGCTACAATTCTTTTCTTAATTTCTTTATCAATGTCTGTGATTTTCATTTTAAGTTTTTTATTATGTAGTATGCAATGGTAAGACCTATCATAAGACAGATCATATTATAACCAAACATACCTATACCAAATCCAAGTGTCATTTATTTAAAGGCATGGCAGAAGAAAACAAATAAAGAGGGAGCATTGCCTATAGAAAGGGAAGAGGCAATATGATTCGCTGCTCTGAAAAAAACTTCCGCCACGCCATTCAACCACAAAATCTAAATTAGTATTTGTAGTTAGGTTTGTTATATCCTGATCCTTGACCTTTTGCAAACTTACTCGGTGCAAAAGACGACTGCTGTACTCTCGCTTTAGCAGATGCTGAACCAGTATTTGATGGTGTTAATCGTACAGTAATTCCTCCTGTAGGATTTCCCTGATCATCAAATTCTTCAAAAGCACATTGGTTATACCAAGTATCACCTATCTTAGCACCAATAGTCCAATTCTTACCATTCTTTTGTGCCTCAATGTTTGGTGGAGCAACGAACATTGGTTGTTCTCTACTCTCTCTTTTTTCGTTTCTTACGAGCTTAATGTATAAGTTATTAGTATCGCTCATTTAGTTTACTCCTTGTTGGTTTAGTTGTATCAAGCGAATTTCATATATATCACTTATTGTTTTATATGATTCAACTGATATTTTATTAAGATCAAATAAGTCTGGGTAATCTTTTCTAAATTCACGCAGAGCATAAGCATCATCAATACTTTCAATGTCTGCTTTTATTTGATCTATAGTAGACTGACTTACATGTGGTAGTTTACTATTCTTTTTTCCATTTTGTTTTGGAAATTTTTTTATGTTTGTAGTTTTTGCAACACCTACAAATGTTGGGTTAGTTCCTGTTGTATTTTGATTCATCTTTGCATTAATTAGTTCATCAGCACTTGCAAACTCTGAACCATGTAAACCAAATGCAGCTAATGCTCTACCTAAAGCAGAAGTCTCTGCGTTTTCTAATGCACTTGTTTTATTAATAAAACTAGAACCAAACTCTTCTAGTGCCATGCCTGTATATTTATGACCAGATACATTAATAGTACATTTAACTGCAACTCTTTTATCATTGCAGAGTTCTGGTATAATATCTGTATTTATTTCAGCACGATCACTAAAATATTTCATAAATAAATTATGCCTTGTAGCAACTGTATAATAATCTTTTCCATGTTGCGGTACAGATTTTTGTTTATGTAAATCTCCTATACATCTTTCATATAGCTCTTCGTATGTCATGCGTCTAACCCCCATAGTTGTTTTATCGTTTGTTTTTGTTTATCTGTTGTGTCTTTATAGTGGTAGTAGTGATTAAGGTCTGGCTCTTCTGTTATGTTAGCAAGTTCAGATAGATTGCCTTTGCAATATATAATCATCTGCTCCCATCTATAAATTTTATTTGTCATTAAATTAAACTGGTATTCTAAATGATCAGCTCTCATCTTTTCATGTGTATCATCAAGTATCATATAATCATCTTCGTTGACTAAAGACAAGAATGGTTTTTTGCCTGTGCATTTATAATAAAAAGCTACTTGTTTCCAATAGTCATCAAAGATTAAATCTTCACTTAGCTCTTGTTGTTTCCAATAATATTCATCTTTATTTTTTCTTTTTAAAAGTTTACTTGGTTTTACTTTTAATTCATTAAATAAGTGAGTTGACTCATAATCAATACGACCAATTATGTCGTGCCATAATTTTTTAACAGCTTGAGCAACGTATCTTTCAGCAACAGTCTTTTCATCTTTAAATATTTCTTTGTGTAATTTTTTTATTTGATTAATTATTTTGTGTGATAGATCGTCAATGTGATCTCTTGCGTATTTATCTTTCTCATCTATGGGTTCGTATTTATTTATATCAGATAGTTCTTTTTGGTATATTTCGTTGTAATCTCTGTTTTCTATTTTAATTTTTTTATCTTTAAAATATCTATAATCACATACCAATCTTTGAGCTGTGTTGTTTGTAAGATTACCTATTCTTGGTTTGTAATTCATCAAGAACCCATCTCTTTCTTTTGGTGTATGATAACCATAGTTGACTATCCACTTTGCAAAAGGCATTGATGAACTTGTTGGCGACCAATGATCTAATCCTAGACCACCATTTATGTTACAAAAATATTGTTTCATTTGTTTGTTTTCTTTGTTTTACAGCTAATCTTAAAGCTTGTCAAATCTTTTATATACTATATATAGATACATAAAGGTTAATAAACAAAGGAGAAAAATGACACTAGCTGAATGGCGAAAGAAACAAGGTATATCTCATTATACACTTGGCACTATGCTTGGAATTAGATCAATAAATCCAGCAACAAACTCACAACGCTACTGCCTTGAGAGTAAAGAAAAAAGATTTCCTAAACCAAAAATGGTAAAGAAGATATTGGAAGTAACTAAAAAAGAAGTATCACTTGATGATCTTTACAAAGCGTGGTGGAAATATGAAGAAAGCAAATAAGTTTAAATACAAACGAGTAAGAGTGTATTGGCAAGACCCAACATCAAACCCTGAGTGGATGACTTTAAAAAAAGCATTAGGGGAAAACTATAGCTTTTGTGATGATATTGGTTATCTTTTATTTAAAGACCAAAGAAGAGTTATCATATTTGCCTCGCATAGCTTTGATGATGATGGCGAACTTACTGTTGGTAATATAACTGTATATCCAAGAGGATGTGTAAAGAAGATAGAAGTTATAAAATGACAAACTCAAAAATGTTTGAAGAGATAGGTTGTCCTAATCAACTTAAAAAATGTCAAGCTGAATTGAAACGCCAAAAAAAATTTATACAAAAACAATCTGATATAATACTTGCTTTGGAAAAAGATATAGAACTAAAAGATAACATCATATTGGTATTAAAAAATAAAAATGGCTAGATATAATTACTTTGGAAGAGGTGATGAATATTCTGAATGGCATAGAAATATACAAGATGATAGTCTTGGATATATAGATTTAGATGTTGTAGAATTTCATAAGACTTGCGGTTGCATATTATTTGTTGCTGAAACTTGTAGATTTAAGGGTAGTTACTACAAAAATACCACAATCACACGCAAGATAGCTCAAGGTCTAGGTTGCAGGGGTTATCTTATCTTTTATATGCCTATTGCTAAGCCACAGAGCCACGCAGACGAGCATCTTTGGTATGACCCTTACATGACCTTCAAAATTGCAAGGATAGACCATTTAAGCTCTAATTCTGGCTATGAGTTTAGAGATTTTACTGCTGAAGAATGGATTAAACACTTACAAGATATTAGAATAAGGCATAAATGTGAACACAAGTAGAGGTTTCTTACATATTACCTACAAGATTTATCATCATCTTGATAAGCTAGAGGGGGTTCATAAATCTAATTGCTTAAATGTTTTCTTATCTGTTATGAAGTATGCTTGGAAAAAGAATGGATATGAGGCAAGATTAAGGCACGAAACTATACACAAAGATACTGGTCTATGTAGAACTACAATCAAGAACTGCTTATCAACCCTTAATAAATTAAATATTATTAAATCTTTTAGGGGTAAATCTGGTAAGACTTATATTGTAAATGAAGTA